GTGCCGCCGCCGCGCGACGAGGACGACGAGATCCTTGACCAGATCATGTCTGGCGGCGGCACCCGCCTCCGCACAGCGACCAGAAAGTAAGGAGCAAGGCACATGCCTTCCATCACCCAGTTCAATGACTTCATGCAGTCCACCGGGCCTGCGTACCTGAAGTCCGCCGACGCCGTCATCAACGAGGCCGTCAAGAACAACTACGTCCTTTCCCGTCTCCTCAAGGAGAAGGCCAGCGAGACGCTCGTTCAGGGCGGCACGTCCATCAAGGACGTGATCGTCTTCGACGACGCCTCCACCTACCAGAAGTACCAGCCGAACGACACGTTCACTTGGTCGAACCCGCAGGTCACCGACACCCTGTCGGCCCCGTGGCGCTTCAGCATGGACTACATGTCGTGGACCGATCAGGAGGTCGAACTCAACGACGGCGACGCCAAGGTCATGTACAAGCGCCTCAAGCGCATCAAGGAGATGCGCATGTGGACCTCCATGCTGAACGGCATGGAGAACGACCTGTGGGCGCCTTCGCAGGGCAACTACTCCAACATGGAGACGGGCGGCAAGGAGCCTTACGGCCTGCCCGCGTTCATCACGGAGGACATCGGCGCAATCACCACTTTCGGTGAGCGCGGCGGTCGCCCGATCGGCTGGACGAACACTGTGCTCGGCATCGACCCCGACACCGACGGTCGCTGGTCGAACCAGATTTCGTTCTATGACCGTGCGCTTGCCGCGAACGATGCCGCCGTCTCCAAGACGTACAGCAACTTCAACAGCGGAACCCGTCAGGTCGGTGGCCTGTTCCATGCTTTCGACGAGATGTACCTGAAGGTGCAGTTCAAGGCTCCGCTGACGCAGCGCCAGTACTTCGAGGAGACGAACCTCAACCGCCAGATGATCCTGTGCTCGCGTGCTGGCATCAACCAGTACAAGCGTGCCCTGCGTGCCTCGAACGACATGCTCGTCAGCCCGCAGGACAGCGCCTACAGCACCCCGACCTTCTCGGGCATCCCGCTGGAGTACTGCGCGAACCTCGACGACGCGGCGATCTACCCGAACGGAAACAACACCGTCGCCGACACCAAGGCTGGTCGCGATGCCGCTACCCTCGTCACCACCTCCGGTGGCAGCGAGACTGGCACCACGACGATCGACAAGGGTGCTCGTTACTGGTTCATCAACGGCCAGTACCTCACCCCGATCTTCCACTCGACGCGCTACATGAAGAAGCACGACGTGATGCGCCACCCGAACCAGCCGTTCACTTGGGTGCAGCCCGTCGACTGCTGGTGGAACCTGTTTTGCAACAGCCGCCAGCGTCACGGCATCATCGCTCCCGTCAAGACGACCTGATGAATCCACGGGGGCGGGATTTGTCCCGCCCCCTCACTCACACAAAAAGGAAACACTCACATGGCATCTATTCTCAACGCAAGCGCACAGGGTTCGCTCGGCATCCAGCCGCGCACCTTCATCGTCCGCTGCCGCAACGCGGAGGCGTCCACCGCCCTCGCCCGTGGCGATCTGGTTCGTCTCGATTTCTCGCAGTCCAGCACGGAACCCGGTCAGGGTGATGCGGCCATCACCTCGGCCTCGAACAGCAAGTTCGCGAACGTGGTGCTTGGCCCGACGGGAAATCCGGCAACCGGATCGACGACCAGTTCGATCTATGGGATCGCGCAGGAAGCCATCGCCGCTGGTGCGACCGGGAACATCATGTTCGCCGGAGTCACCACCGCGTCGGTTGCCTCCGGCACCTATGCCGCTGGTGAGCGTGTCGGCATTCCGGTGTCTGGCCTTACCGCTGGACGAATGACCCGTGCTGCCACGACCCAGAGCATCGCGACGGTTCTTGTTGGTGGAACCACGGTTACCTCCATCACCGTTCTGCTTCAGGGCGAGGGGGCGTACGGCGGCTCCGCGACGTAATTCACAACACATCGCCACTTGGCGGGGAAACCCGCCAAGTGGAATTACCCATGCTCACCTACGGCGATCTCAAGAACCACGTCCTGCTTGCCATCGGCGGTCGCCCGTCCACCGCGTCGGGCCAGACCGTCGCGCAGCGGCAGGCGGAGATCGTCAGCATCGCCGGGGAACACCTGTTCACCCACCCGTGGAAGTTTCGCGAGGCGACCACGACGGTCAATACCGTCGTGTCGCAGTCGTATGTCGCTCTGCCGTCTGACTTTGCGGAACTCACGCAGGTCTGGAAGCAGGACCAACCGCTGTGGATCCAGTCCCCAGAGGAGGTCGAGACTGCCCGGCAGACGAACTTCCCTGACCTGACGTGGCGTGCCTACGTCAAGACGATTGTTCCGACGCAGGCAGCACCGACGCAGTCCTACCGCCTCGAACTGTACCCGACGCCAACGAGCATCGAGGCGCTCAAGGTTCTGTACCGAAACGGTTGGACGAGCGTTGCGCGCGACACGGCTGACAGCACCGTCATCTCAATCCCGAAGCACGTCGAGGCGACGCTCATCTCGTATGTCCGTGCTGTCGCAGAGTCGTACGAAGACGGCGGGCAGAGCCAGCGGTTCGCGGAGATCGAGGCTGGCCCGATCTTCGGTGCCGCGAAGCAGAAGGATGGAATGGTGCAAAACCATTTCGGACAGGTGCAGCCGAACCTGTGGCGCACGTCCACGCGCAACGGACCCGGCTTCGTGATCCTCAACCCAGTGCAGAACCCCTCGTAAGGAAAAACCATGAGCATCCTTGGAATGTCTCCAACCGTTTCCGTCGTCAGGACGATGACCTCTCCGATGGAACTTGCCGCAGTTGCAAACCAGACTGTTGCAACGGTCGCCGTCGCAAAGGTTCCAACGACGACAACTCCTGCAACTGCCACTGGCAGGCTTGTCATTCCGGCGCGCCTCAACTACATCATGCTGCAAATGCTTCAGGCGTCAGGCGTCACGACGACGTGCTACGTCATCGGCTGGACGAAGTCGGAAACGGTCCTGACGAGCGGTGCGCAGACTTGGATTCCCAAGTTGCTTGCCACCTTCACGTCCGCACCGTCCACGGTTTCTGGCTCTGAAATCTCCAGCCTTCGTCCGGGACTTACCTACACGAAGACCACAGGCGATGTCAAGATCTACAACGGAGTCGATGCGGCATGTCCGGCGGGCCTTGTTCTTGTCGATCATTGCGGCAGCGATCTCGTCGAGGTGCATGTCGTCGGGTCCAGCGGCAACTGCAACGCCATGTACGGATTCATCTGATGCGGGACCGGACGCGCTCATGGCCGCTCGGAGTCAGTGACACGCAGCGATTCCGCAACGGTACATCGCTGACACTGTCGCATTCAGTCGCATTGAACCCGCAAAACTGGCCCGACATCGCCGGGTTCTACACTGAACAGCCTGATCCGGGATTGAGCATTGACAACCAACAGATCGTTGGCGCGACAGTTCCCGTTGACATCGGCATTCGATTGACTGGCGTGTTCTCTGGAGTGTGGATCGTCCTTGTGTCAGTCAGGGGATTGAAGGCTGGTCCGATCTTGAGCAGCCGTCAGTTCACGGCTCCGTTGGAGCGCGGATGGACTCGTGTGTCGGCGCAACAGTGGCTCGGGTTCGAGGTTTGGGGAGATCCAGAAACCCCCGCAACTTTTCAAGTCGTAAATGCCAGCGCCGGAAACTCGGTCATTGACTCTTTTACGGTCACTATTTTGGAGCCACCATGATCGCACGAAACCGCACATGGTTGCTCGGTTCCGATCCGGCGGAGCGGTGCCGTCAGCGCACCATGCCAGTTGAGGGCGGCGACGGCTCCACGCTCTCGCTCGACTTCACCACGGGCGTCATCGACCCGCGCCTGACGTTCACGCGGGACGGTGGCGGAACGTATGTGGCGAATGACGGCTACATCTACGGCATGGACTTCGCCACCAGCAGTTCGCTTGCCATCGGCACGGGGGCGAAGTCGGTGACTCTGACGGCCACGGCTGGCGTTGACCGCCGCTACCTCGTCGGGCTGACGGTGTGGATCAGCAACGGCG